ATAGGTGGGTGTTGGCGCTATCGGTCAATGTTACGTGCGTCATCTCTTTCTTCCACTAGTTCGCTGATTCGTATGAAAGCTTTCTGTAGCTGCGCTTGCAGCTCTTTCACGTTCCGCTGGAGAATTTTATTCTCAGACTCCGCACGAGCCTCCTCGTTGCACGATGTTGCAGATGTCATGCACCTCTACTCCTTCTTCAAACTCTTCACCTAGCTTGTCCACAGCTTCCGCGTAGGGAACTGTGGTCAGAGGCTGCCCGCCCCTACAGCCATTAGGATATACGGTAAAGCCTCGCAGGCGGTGAGCGTAAGAGGCGAGAGTATCAGCAAACTTGTCCACAGTGTCCTCATTGTTCAGCTTAGACCCCCACGCTGGTAGGTTGATGGTAGACGAGATAGCCATGTCCACGTAGTCCTGCACATCGGCTTGGAAGGCTATACGTCGCTCGTAGTTCTCGGCCAAGTCTATGGCCGATTCAATCTTGTCAGGGTTGGTCCCGTACAAGTCTATGATTTCCTGCGCTGCGCTGTCTACCACATACTGATAGTGCCACCGACTCTGCCCCTTAAGATACCGGCGACGATAGGATACAGCAAAAATAGGTTCAACCCCAGTACTAGTACCAGCAAGGATACCGATTGAGCCGGTGGGGGCAATCGCTCTAACAGCCACAGGCCGAGAAATACAAAGTTCAGTAGAAAAATCACGGCTAGTACTATCGCTAACGCCTCTATAAGTAGAGAGCCATTGGTGAAGCTCAGGTGTAACCTCATACTTGTAACCTCGCTTGATTAGCCACTCGTGTACCCCCATCAAGCCTAAGCCTANCCTGCGGTTCTTCTCCCTGACGGCGTCTATTTTATCATAAGGGAGCTTAGCCTTCAAGGTGCCGCACAGTAAAAACTTAGTGGCCAGCTCGCACACGTTGCTAAACTCTGCCAGGGTTTCTATCCTGCCNAGGTTGATAGAACCTAGGTTACACACATCAGAATCGTCGGCACTGGTGACTTCGGTACACGCGTTGCGGAGCGTCTCGTCTTCCTTGTCAAAGAAGTTAAAGCTGAAACCAGGCTCAGCTGTGGAGAGAGCTTGTTTGATATTCTCGCGAAAGATGTCGCCAACGCTGCCGCTCTGCCAGTACGAGTTGATCCAATCTGTATCGTAGTTCAGGCTGATATTGGTCATGTCCAAGGGGGCGGGGAAGTTAAAGTCCTGCTCCTTAACCTGAGCCAGGTTGAGACCTGTGTTGCCCACCGGCATGTCTTGCCAGTTCTTAGAGTGTAGGAAAATATCAGCATCGCGGTGCTGCCAGTTGAGGCTGGCATAGATAGCGCTGCGGCGGCTACCGCCCTGCATCACCCTGCGGCCTATCTCGTTAATCATCTGCATCTTAGGTATAGGGCCGCTGGCTATGCCGCCCGTCTTCTTCAGACCAGAACCGGACGGCCTGTAGACAGAGTAGTCTACCCCTATGCCGCCGCCGGTCATCAGGCAGCTCTCTGTCTTCCAAGACAGGTCAGCCCAATCTTCTCTGGAATCTTCCTCTGCCTTGAGCAAGTAGCAGTTGTTGAAAAACTTATTAGGTCTACCGGCGTAGTACAAGTATCTACCGCCGGGGATGAACTTAAGGTCTGTTATGATCTGAGTCAGCTCGTCCTGCTCGTCCTTGCTGAAGTCCTCGCCACACACATCCTTGACCAAGGTGCGAGACAAATCTGCCCAAGTGTGGCAATCCTCGTGCGCGTACTTGTGCTTGAAAATGTCTTCGGAGAACTTAGAGCGGAACATAGGGTTTTCGTTAGAGCTGTAAATCATTGCAGTCCACTGGCCTTATTTCAAACTTGGTTATATTTTCCTGAACACGATCTACGAACGCTTGTAAAAGATCAATAGGTTCCAGGTCGAGCAGCTCTATGATCTGCTCTGGAGAGTAGGCTTCTGCTAAATCACTGAGTATTTGATCAGAAATCATTTTTAGAGGTTGCCCTGGTTTTCTTCTCAGCTTTGCCGAGAAACCACACGGGTCGGCCACTTTTGAACTCAAGGACCAGGTCATCGCTCTTCCAGCACTCTGCCTTGTGAGAGCAGTAAGAGCAGTTTATGTTGAGCTTGCGCCTGGTAGACCTGTCGGTCACCGACTTGAACGCTCGCTCAGGAGGCTCATCTTTGGCAAGAGCGCCCTGTACTTCTTTGATACGCTCAGCGGTGTTCTCCATATCCTTGTGCGTGTAGGTGGCTAGCTCGCCGCTACTCTTGTCAAAGGCCAGGAACATGCCCTCTTTGTCTCCCAGAGCGTTGGCGTAGCCGCTCATCTGGGATATNTAGCCAAANGGGTCGTCGTCGGGCAGCGTACCGTTCTTAAACTTCTTCATGCCGTAGCTGCTGCTGCTCTTCACGTCGGTCAGCATACCGTCTATGCGGGCGTCTATATGCCCCTTGATCCCGTCTATGCTCACCTCTAGCTGCTGGTCTTCCACACTATGCCCAGCTTCCTTGACCAGGTAGAGGACAACGGCTTCCACCACGTCGCCTATCATAAACTTGAGCTTCGTTTGAGGAGTAAGAGGTTCGGGCTGGTGCGTACCTTTGATGTCGTACCACAGAGCGCGAGTACACGGTTTTCCCAGGTTAGACATACGCAGCGCAGACTTGCGACCGCTCCCGCTGCTCCACAGCTGACGCCTGACAGACTCCATGACGCTGCTGGCCATTCCGAATAGGTTACCACGGTCGGGAGTCTTGGTCCCTTCCTCAAGCAGCTTGTAAACGTCGCTAACCAGGTTGTTGATTTGTTTCATCAGTGTACTCCATAGCTATTACTCCGTTATATATTTTGCGTTTTCCGGTTCGTACTTCGTAAAGTCTCTGGTGATTAAACCCGTTATCCTTGCACCACTGCCTGACGGTAGATCCGTTGACCCATTCCTGGTGGCCGCCGTAATAGGTTATCAGGAAAGGACCGCGATAGCTACCAGCATTTACACCTCTAAGTTTTTCTCTCAGCTCCTCAGATAGATAGCTCTTNACAGGGCGGTAAAACCTCATGCCACCTATGTTTGCGTTATAATAATCGTCGCTCTCTAAAACTCCTAGCGCCGCCTGTAATTTCATCTCGTTGTAATACAGGTTTCTCTTATTGTCGCAAAGCATGAGTATTTCAAATTTGAATTTACGCTTACCGTTTGTCTTGATATCAGGTATTAAATACTTGGAACTACTACAGTAATACTTCCACTCGCTAGCCTTTATCCGCTTACCCTTGCTAAATTTCCAAAGGTGCTTACAGCCTATATACTTCTTATCGTTAATTAGATTTGTTATCTTGTAGACAAAGCCAAGGTGGGCATCAGGATCAAACTTCCCAACTTCGGAAATATCCCAATGCCCATACTCGCGGCGCGGCACTAGAACCTCTAAAATTCAGNTGAGTCGGNTCGTTCGCCACCGTCTGGCTTATACTCTATGACATCGAGCAGTTTAACAGCCGTGAAGAAAGTGCTGACGCCTTGACCATACTGGTTGTCGTAGGGCCGCTGAGTGATCTTTACGATCCCGGTGGAACCGTTGGAAATCATGGTTGTGCCTTCGTAAGGCTCACCGTTCTCGTCAAACAGTTCGGGCTTGTAGTTAGAACGGAGCTGCACATAGGGCATCCCGTTATACTTCTCGTCGTCCTGCTTCAGCTTAAGGCCTAGCTTTTTAGCCTTTACTATCTGGTCGCCCGCGAGAAGCACTGCGACACTGTAGTGGTCGTAGCGATCCTTGGTGTCAAAAATATAGGGGTAGTTTAGAATACCCTCTACGTAATCAACGGTAGTCCTCTTAGGTTTCTGAGCCATGTTAGTGTATCTCACTCCAGTTGTTTCCAGAAATAACGTCGCAATCGAGTTTACAGCGTAAATTGTATTCTTTATTTACCAGCTGTAAGCTTAGTTTAGCACACTGACTTACCCTGTCAACGTCTTTCTCCAGGGCTTCGATGACCAGCTCATCGTGGACCATAGCCACGATCTTGGCACCGTCGGGCAGCTTCCCGTCGGTACGCATGAACCAGCTCTTCATAAGAATAGCGCTAGACCCCTGTATAAGGGTATTAAGGCTGGCGTGAGGGTGCCTGACGTGTAAAATCCTGCCGTCTATGCCCTTCAGCCGGTGCCGCTGCGTCCCTTTAAGGATGACAGCTGACCTCAGCTTGGTGAACGCCGGTAGATTCGCCAGGAAGCGCTCTCTGAGAGCCTTACCGTCTGCTGCGGTGCCTTCCACTATGGTGCCTAGCTTGGCATCCCCTGCGCCGTACAGGAGAGCGTATATGAACACCTTTGCAGTGTCCCTGGTGGGCAGTCCAGCCATCTTCTGGTTGGTAGTGTGGATATCCCCCTCAAGCACCTCTCTGGTGTAGGCGGCGTCGTTCATATAGTGAGCCAAAACTCTCAGTTCCAGGGATTTAGCATCTGTATCCACAAGCACATGGCCGGGTTCAGCGACCCATAACTCTCTACACTCGTGGCCTAAAGGCTTTCTCATGGAAGGTATCTGCTGTAAATTTGGGGAGGAGGAGGACATGCGATTTGTCACAGCCCCTAGCGGGTGGAAGTTGCAGTGAACTCTCAGGTCGCTGCTGCAACCCTGTATCCAAGAGTCTAGCATCCCGGTCCTCTTCTGCAGCATGAAATATTCCGCCAGCACCTGAGCTTCGGGTATCTTACAGTCGCTCAAGGTGTTCTCGTCTATCTTGGGAAGCCCTGTTTCGGTGAACATCTTAGGTTTCCACCCGCGCTCCTGCAGACGCTCTCCGATTTGTTTCCTGCTGGCAGGGTTGAACGGGACGAGCTTAACCTTTGTCTTCATCTGCACCACAGAGTCGGGGAAAACGTCTTGCATTTTCAGCGCAATACTTTTTTGCTTCTTTATCAGCTTTGAATAAAGTTTGTAGCCACGCTCCAGATCGAAAGCAAAACCAGCTTTCTCCACCTTGTTTGCTAAAATCTGCATACGGTGTTCGCTACGGATAGACTTGGCGGTAAAGTTTACCGTGTCTCTCAACAAGTGTTGATACAACTTGTCGCAGAGCAGCACGTCGGTCTTGCAATACTCTATCAGTTCGGGCGTACACATTGCAAACCCCAGGTCGTACGCTTGCTTAGCCAAACCCAACCGTTCCCCCCAAACTTTCAGGCTGTGACCGCCCTTCCGATCTGGGCGAGACAACCTAGACATGATGAGCGTATCTGTCTGTTTATAAACAGGAATATCGACTCCCCAGAGAGAGGACAGGGCGGGGAAATCGTACGCGCAGCCGTTGTGAGCTATGACTGTGTCGAACTTGGAGAGGAACTCGTCTACACCGCGCGGGGTTAAGAACACCAGCACAGTTCCATCGCCTACTTCTTTAACACAGAGGCAGTGAATTTTAGAAGGGAAGAAACCGTCGGTCTCTATGTCAAGTACGCAGCTTCGCACGCTACAGCGCACCAGTTCTGAGTTTTTCAATGTGTTCGCTGAGCTGGCGCAGCTGCTCACCTACCCAGTTCTCGTCGCCCTTGATAACTCCTGCCAGTATACCGTTGTAGTCGTCGCGCAGCAGGTCGCGCCTCAGCTCCAAACTTTTTATAACGTCGCTCCTGGACATACGATCTGGAAACTTCATTTACCTTGACCTCTTCTTTTCTTACGGCTTCTGCGGTGACACGATTTCGGACCTAGCTTTTTACAGTGGTTCAGGGGGCGCAGGCGCGATCTTCTGCGCGAACGGCGTTCGGAGAAGGGAGACTTCATGCTAAAAATCCTCTGTCAGGGCTAAGTTCTCTAGTCTACCAGAAGTCTTGTCGTAATACAACCTACCGGCCAACCCGGTATCCCCGGTGTACCTACACTTGAGAACACGCATGGTCACGGTGTTTGCCTCGACCGGGTCGTCCGACTGAGTGTTTCTTTCCAGGGCAATAACGGTGTCGGAGATTTGGCTAATTCCGTGAGATCCACGGAGATGCGACAGGTTTATCTCCGCGTCGGAAGACTCGAACGACTTGTCAGAGGACAGGCGGCGAAGGTGGGTCACCAGGTGAATGGCGCAACCTGTCTCTTCCGTAAGCTGGCGCAGCAGGGTCATTGTACGGTCTATGGCCTTGCGCTCGTCCTGTATTTCTAATCCTGAGCATAGTATCGACAGGTGGTCTATGAAGATTAGGTCTACCTGCAAGCCTACAACCATGTAGCGCACGCGCGCCAGCAGCTCCTGGATTTCCATGCTGCCAAAGTGGTCGTAGAGATACACGCGCCCGCTACCCAGAGTGGCGTCGAACAGCTCCCGCACCTTCTCCTTAGGGTATTTCTCAAACACCTCGTTCAGGTGCAGCCGGTCGTTAGCTTCCACGGCCATGATGCCGCGCTTGGTACGGTCCAGCCCCTCTTCCAGAGCTATGATACCGATCTTGCGGTCTGTCGTTCTGAGGTAGTGGTGCTGCAGCTCGCGCAACACGCTACTTTTACCAACTCCGGTGCCAGCGCACCAGGTTACGATGTCGCGACTCTTAATTCCGTAAGTCTTCTCGTTCAACCCTTCCCAGGGGTAGGGGAAAGAGGTGATATTCTGCGCGTCCCACAGCGAGTCAAAGTCGTCAGCTGCGTTCACGATACCGCTAGGCTTGTAAGCGCTAGACTCTAAAACGTGGGTGGTAAACTCCGTGGCTTTCTCAGCAGCGGTGTAGTCGCAAGCGTCCTTAAGCTCAAGCGTGACCACGTAGGCTTTACCGGGAGAGAGCAGCTTGGCACACTTCAGCGCAGCTTCGGCACCGGGCTGGTCAGAGTCGAAGCAGATGTACACCTTCTGGAAAGATTCCAGAAGCTCCAGGTTGTTCCTGAAGTCGCGTTCGGCAGAGGCGCAACCGCTCTTGATAGACAAGGCAGAGACCGTTCTCCGGTTCATGGTGTCTTTGGTCAAGCGCTCAGCAGACGGGTCAACGCGGTTTATCATCTGAAAAGCCGCCAGAGCGTCTGCCTCACCTTCGGTGACTATCACCGCACCGTCCCGCTTGACAGCGTCTTTCTTAAGAGTGTGCGCTCCGAAAAGGGTAGCGCCCTGGAAGTCGCCGCTGGTGTAAAAGCTCTTGTCAATGGAGCGGTGCTTGCTCCCGCTCTCAGAGCCGTCTTTTCTATAGTAGGGGAAAACTACCTCACCGTCGAACTTCACCTGGACGCTGTAGTGGTCGCTGACCGCGCTGCTGATGTTGCGCGCGCTCCACCTGGAGCGTTTCTTGTTCAGGTCCAGCGACTCTTTCCGCACGCTCTCCGTGGCTCGCGCGCTCCCCTTCCACTTAGGATCGTCCAGGGTAGAGCGCGTCTTGCAGCTGAAGCAGTAGGTATGGTCGTCGTACACGGTGAGAGCGTCAGAGCTTCCACAGTCGGGACAGGGTTGGTGCCTAACTTCCATCAGGTGTCCTCCCCCGACAGCTCCGCCCCCAGGCTGGCGTAGCCTGCTATGTCTATGAAGGTGTCGTCGCGGAAGCGGTTGGACAGCCTGCTAACTTTCAGCAGGATCATCATTGCACAAACATCTGAGGGGGTCACCTCAAACTCTGAGTCTGTGAAGCTAAGATAGGCGGTCCAGAACTTGGCTATGCGCGCCATGTTTGCG